GCCGTCATATGCCGTCGCCTGCTCGGACGAGCGGATGATCAGGTGCTGACCGATGACGGCCGAGACGTCGTTCGTCGTCGAGCCCGCGAAGGCCGAGCTGATGAGCTCTGCCAACATGGGCATGTACGGCGAGGACTGATACGCCGGCAGCGGCATGATGACCCCGCCGATATCGGTCTGACCGAGCGCCTTGACCTGCGGTGCGAGCGTGGTGTTGCGGGTGATCATCACACCAGCGGAGACGCCCTTGGGCGTCTTCATGTGCCGCACCGTGTACATGCCGACCAATTTCTCGGGCGACACGGACTCGAAACGACGCAGCTCGCGGATGCGCACGACTGCGTGCGCCAGCAGTTCACTGTGCTCGTGAACCGGCGAAGCCACGGGGCGTACGGAGTACGACAGCATGGCGTCGAAGGCAAACGAAGCATTCGCGGCAAGCACCACCAGGTTGGCGTCGTCGGCCAAGTTGGTGATGTAGGGTTCGTCCGAGTTGCGAAGGAACTTGCCGGTGAGTGTCGCGGCGTCCAGCATCCAGCGGTGGTACTTGTCCGACGCAAGCAAACGGTTGGCGGCCGTCACGAGGGTCGGGGAAAGCAACGCCTCGATCACATTGGGCAGGAACTCCTTCTCCTTCAGGGCCGCACCAATGGTGAGCGACTCGAACACCTCGGTCACGTCCTGCACGTGGGAGGCGTTGATGATGTCACGAGTCGTGATCAGCGGATCGTTGTAGTAAGCCTGGTGCATGATCTGCTTGTAGGGCAGCATCATGCCGAACTTGGCGTACGCGCGAGCCATCAATTCGGTGATGATCGCGGCCACCGCGCGCAAGGGGTCCTTGAGCGAGGTGGGGCCGGTCTCGTTCACGCCGATGATCTCGGCGATGATGCGGCTCAAGGCCGGGTACGAGATCACGATCACGCCCTGCTTGACCTTGGAGTTCGAACGCAGGATACGCTCGTTCACCCGGGTCACGAGGTCGTGGCGCATGAGGGCGCGAGCGATGTCCGGTACCGTACCCGAGGCAACGGCGAGTTCGGCCAGACGCTCGAGCTTGGCGCTGGCGCCGGCGACGGCCGCGGTGTAGACCCCGGGGGCGCGCTTGTCCATCATGTAGGTGGTGAACTTGGGCACCGAGACGGTGTTCTGACCAAACGGCGCGGTCGGCGACATCGGGCGGAAGTGCACCGGCAACTGAGTGGTGTGGTCACCGCCGTTGATGGACAGGGTGCCTTCGATGAAGGAAGTGTTGGAGGGAGTCTTGGCCATGGTTGGTCCTTAGCGTGTCAGAAAAGTAAGATCAGTGGCGATCGCCGACTCGGCGACCTCCACGCGTTGGCGTTCATCCACCTTCTGCGGGTCGAGCAGATTGGGGATGTTGATGACGCGCGACTGCCGGTTGTTCACACCGCGAGCGGTGTAAGTGGCGCGCCGGCCAGCTTGTAGCTCGAGCAAGCCGGAGACGGAACCCGAGGCGGCTTCGCGAATGGACGCGAGGACCATCTCATCCGTGGACAGCGGGTTGACAACGATCACGACGACCGAGTTGGTCGCCGTGCAGACGAAGTCGAGGAAGGTCAGGTCCGCGAACAGCGTCATGTTGACGCCTCCCTTACCCGTCGCTCCCGAAGGGGAGTAGAACAGGTAGCGCAGGGAGTCGACAACGATGGCCTTCTTCTCACCAGCAATGATATGCCGAGCGAGTCGATGGGCCAGGCCTGCCTCTGACTGACACAGAATGCCGTGGCCGTCTGCTGTCAGGTTGAGCGTGCCCTGCGACAGGGGCTCACCGAACGAGACATACTCGAAGTCGTTCTGGCGAACGAGCTGTTGTGTCAGTGTCGTCTTGCCGGAACCACTGCCACCCAGGACCATCGTGAGGCCTGGAGGCAGCTCGAGCTCGAGGTTACCCCCGATGCGGGCCTTGAGGCCCTTGGGCATCATGAAGCCCTTGACGGCCGGCGCGATGCGGGTGTCTGCGACCCAGGAACGTTGCCGTTTGGAGGTCTGACGGTGTTCGATGTCCGCACCGGTGTCGACGAACGCGTAGGATTCCTGGAGAGTGAGCACCAACTCGATCGGTTGCTCATCCGCCGGCTGTTCCTCCGATTCCTTGACCACGTACGCGACGGGGGTCGCCGAGTCGAGATCTTCCTCGACAACCATCTGACGACGGTTCTTGCGTTTTGCACTCATTATTGCTCCTGTCACTGTTGGTAGCGACGATCGGTGTAACGCGACACAACCGGCCAGGTTTCATCCTGATCCAGCGATGTCACAATGATGTCAAGGATCTCCGGGGAGATGTCCTTGGGGTCGACCTTGTAGTGAAGATAGTCCGGATTCTGTAGGACCAAGGCATCCCACGTGCTCAGATTCGTGTACGCGCGTTGCCGCTCGTACGCCTCCTGAACCAATCCGGTCGGGTTGACGTGCAGGTGCTGTTCAAATGCACCAATGAACACGTCGTAGACGGCACTGTAGCTAGGTGCTGTCGCGTAATGCAACCGCCGTTCACGATCACCAACCGCCCAGAAGTTCATGCGACTCTTGGAGTCGACACCGAACTCAGGAACGAGCCAGTTCACGAGGTACGAGGTGACATTCGGTGACAGCTTGAGCTCACCGGCGTCCGTGCGGTAAGGCACGTTGCCGAGGAAAGAGATGGGCTTCTCTTCCTCGATCTTGAAGTACGGGGAGACGTACTTGCGGGTGAACTCCACGTAACCATAGTCGTTGGTCAGGTCGAGGCCGTCATCCGACATGTTCAACAAGGCGTACTGGTCATGTTCGCCGCGGAGGATCGTGTCCACACCGATCTCCAAGACGTTCCCGAAGTACTCGTCCAAGCGGACGAGGTAGGCGAACACCATCGTGAACTTACCCGTGTCCGGGTTGATGGCGATCCCTGATGGTAGACCGAGATCGTGCACGAATGCACCGACATCGAAGGGGTCCTCACCGAACAGCGGGTCGAAGGCTGCCTCTGAAGTGCCGGCAGCCCACGGATAGGGAACAATGTACGGGGCCTTGAACATCAGTCGAATCATCTTCACAACGCGCCTATCGACGTACTTTTCGAGTTCGTCCATCAACGCATTGATCAGG